CGCGCAACTCCATCGCATAGAGGTAGGCGCACTCGACGCAGGTGCCCGCAATGTACTCGCCTCGCGGCGGCAGCAGCGCGAGATACTGCGGGACGTAGTTGACCGCCGAAGGGATACTCACCCGGTCCCCTACGGCTTAGTCTTCTTCAAATATGATCGACACCGAGCAGGCTTGGTAGGTTATGCCGCTGGCTGCGCCGATCAGCACAATCGCGTCCGTGCCGCCGACTGTCTCCAGCTTTCCGGTCTGTGCTGGCGCATTCCAGATCGCCGTGCCGCCGAGCGCGTTGAAGCCCAAGACGATCGAGTTTGCTGGCGCGGTCGGCTGCGTACCGAACGTGGTGTAATAGTTGAACGCCGCCGCCGGTTCCTGGTCATGGTCCCACTTATCCGGCGCTACGTTCGTCGCCGGAGTGATACCGATGGCCGCAGGACGCCCGAGAACAAGCTGTTGCGCTGCTGACGTTGTGCCCGCGCCCGTGACGATGACCTGCCACACACGCCCGCGACGACCTGACAGCGGCGTGAACTGCACGATGGCGGTGGCGGATACCGGGGTGAAAATCTTGGTGGTCGGAGACCACAAGTACCGATTCCCGCCAAGGATGAAGAAGCTATGAAACAGGTTGGAAAGAGACGCGAGCATGGGCTTCACCTTTAAGCGTAGTAGGTAATGTTCAACACCGGAGAACCGGAACCGATAACCCAAAACATATTGCCAAACTCACCGCTGTAGTCCAGTTCCTGTTGGCTGTAGAGGCGCATGGACACGGTTGGCGTGGGCGCAACGGTATCATCGCGCCAGGAGCCATAGTCGGTAGCCGCCGCGCCGATGCACTGGATCACGACGTAACCGATGGTCACCCCCGGCGGGATCGTGGTAGGAAGCACCAGCTTGGTCGATGTGACGGTCAGCGTCATCTGGATATAGCCGAGAGAGACACGATGTCCGGTGACCGTCGCCTCGTTGGCGGTGATCGGCAGGTCGAAGAAGTCCCTCGGACGCAGCCAAACGTTACTCATGTTTCTGCTCCTCTAAGAATCGCACCAGCGCGCCACAACGGCGCTCATAGTCGGGGTAGAAGAAGGGGACCGTGGGCGGTGGCCCAAAGCTGCGTACAAGCTGCAACATCGGCTCGGCAGACCCTTTCTTCGCCGCGAAGAGATCAGCGTCCAACTCCTGGTTCTGAGCTAGACGCTCGATTCCGTAGTAGACCGCCAGAGTCGCCGCAATGCACGCCAGAAACATCCACGGCAGAAGCGCCAGGGCGGGGACAAAAAGCAGCAGCGACATCAACACCCTGAACTCGCGGTGACGGCCAATGATGTGCCCGGCTTCGTGGTAGAGCGTTGCTTCCTGCGCGGCGGGACTCAGGCGATACCACGCCGGGCCGACTACGATGAATGCCTTCTTGCCATAGCCTCGCGCATCCGCCAGGGGATGCTTGGAATCGGCGCGATATTCCACGCGGACACCGCACACCTCGCTGGGCACCATCGACGCACTGCTCACGCCGGGGATAAATGACACGCCGCGCTTCATGCTCATCCGCGCCCCGGCACGTTAGGATCGGACATCTGGTCCGGGGGAATGGCCCCGGGCGGGTTCTGCCCGGGCCGTGGCGGGCCAGGCATGGCCCCGGGCTTGGGCGTACCACCGACACCCGGGGCAGGACCACCAGTCGGTGATGCGCCGCCAGGGCTGCCCGGCATTCCCTTCTGCTGCTCTTGGCCTTGCTGCGTCTGCCGCTTGGTCTGAAGCTGGTTCATGTGACGCATGATATGGAACTGGTACAGGCCGCGCGGATCGCCGTTCTTGGCCGCCGCAGCCATGTGGCTCTTCAAGTGTTCCGGGTCGTCGTCGTTGGGATGGACATTAACGTCCTGGCCGTTAAAGATCATCTCGTTTTCCATGTCCGGATCAACCGAGTAGAGGTTGCGCTCGTCCACCAGAATCTTAGAAGCGTCTTCAGGAGAGAATAGTGCTGCGACTGCCCGGACGATGATCGGCGACAGGTCCACCTTCTTGCCGCCCAACATCTGGGGCGGCGTGCCCTTGAGCACGTTCATAAAGCCGATCTGCTGCTGGATCGTCTGCATGTTCTGCATCGTCTCGGTGCCGATCCATCGGAACAGGTAGCGCTCGCCCCACTGCTGCACCGGGATTTCCTCGATCGCGGCCTTGTAGCCGATCATCCCCCGCGTCTCGATCATCAGCGGCTTGGTGCGGTACTGCTGGTCAAGCTCGAAGATGAACTCTACCAGGGGGTTCAGAACTTCCTCTTCGTAGCGTAGAGCGTGATCGGTAACCTCGGTGGACTGCTCCTGCTGCATCGCAGCCATCGTCTGGTTGTTCTTCCGCCCCTTCGGCATCACGCCCATCATCATGTCGTTGATGCCGAGCGCCTTCTCAATCTGGCGCGTCAATACCTCTACCTTAGAGTCAGCATCCTTCCACAACTGGCCGAAGTCTATTTTTTTGATGTCGTCTGGGGCGATGGGCCATACAGCACCAACTCCTGCAACCAGGGCGGCCCAATTGGGATTATTCGTAGGGTCGGCGGCAAATACTGGAAGCATGGAGTAGTAGGCGCTGTCGATGCCGATGTTATGGATGTCGCACAACTGCCACTGCATGAACTTAACTGGCTCGACTTTGCTCTTGCCGAAGAAGCTCCCTTGCAGGCGTTCGACCGGCTTGCAGATGATCGGACGCTTGCCCGACCACAACGGGTTCTCGATGAGGCCGATGATCTGTTCTTTGGCGGAGAAGAAGACGATCGCTTCACGTTTGGGCTTGCCTTTCTCGAAGGGCAGCTTGCCATACACCGCATAGAGCATCGCGTACTTGGTGGTGCCTTCGGTCTTGACCCCCGCATCGTTGGTCTGCTTCTTCTGCGGGTTGTGCCGATCGCGGCGCTTGTCCGGGTCGTTCACAAAGTCGTCGATGTCCGTGCCGGGCGGGAAGATGAACACGCCCTCGTCCTTCTTCTGCCGTAACTCCTCGGCGGAGAAGCGCACGCGCACGGCAACCAGCTTGGCCTTCTGGAGGTTGGTGCAGGTCGGCGGCACCACCGCGATGTCCTGCACCGAGAAATCCACGATGTCCGGGCCTTCCTCGGTGATCTCCTCGTCTTCCGTCTCTTCGATCTCCTCGTCGTCGGCCTCCATGCCAAGGTCCTCGACGTTCTTGCCGTCGATAGACTCTACGATAGGGTTCCGACGCACGAGGTTGGTTATCATCCGCGTGCTCTTGGTCCAGTCGAGCATCAGGCACCACTGCCCGGTCACATCCCCGGCGATGAGGTCGGAGCGCACGATGTCACGCAAGTCGGTCTTGCGGATGTAGTGCTCGATCAGCGCAATCTGGGTGAACGGCAGGTGATCGTCTTCGGTCACCGCATCGACGTGCTGGCGATTGCGGGCGAAGAGTTGCTTGAGTACGCGCTTGGCGCGGGCGTTGATCGCGTCGCGCACCACCGGGATATAGCCCTGGGAGGTCCCGGTGTAGGTCAGATTGTCATCAGGCTTGGCGTTGTAGATGTTCCAGTAGTCGTCGATGGCGACTGCCTGCTCTTCCTTGTTGTCGAACGCCCGGACAATAAGGTCGTACCACTTGACCGCTTCCTTGTGCGGCAGGGAATCCTCATCCCCCGCGTAGTTCTTCTTCGGGTCCCTCAGCGCGTCGGTCGTTCCCGATGGCGCAGCATCCTTTTTTTTTTCGATTCGACAGCCATCAGATCAATCCGCCCGACAGACGCTTCACCGCTGCGCTTGCGCGCTTGGCAACGCCCGCCTGGCGCTTGTTGTGCGCGGCAGGGCGTACCTTGCGGCCAACGTTGTCCGGCTCAACCACCTTCGGCTTCTTGGCGAATAGAGGCGGAGCGTTCTTGTGGAACTGCTTGGTCTTCTTGCCGCCAATGTGGGCCTGGAGCTTTCCCTTGCCGCGCGAGTGATGGGTATTGCGCATGGGTTAGATGAAAATCTTGTGCAGAGATTTGCGTGTCTTCTTGGCGTCGCCCAAGGGTGCATGGTGCGTCACCTTGACCGCCGCCGGGCGGATGGGCCGCACGCCAACCGCCTTGCCCTTGGTGCCGTGCTTGCCACGGTGAACGCTATCCATCGTCCCAGCCGGGCCGCCCTTCTTGCCGTGCTTGTGATGGTGCTTCACCATGGCTTACTGCTTCGACAGGTCTTTGCGCCCGAAGACTTCTTCGCGCATCTTGCCCGACTTCAACACATCAGGGATGCGTGTCGGTGATCCATGCGTGCCGCCTTGCTGCTTGCACTCGTAGAAATCGACGGGGTTTTGTGTCGGGGCCTTCTTCGGCATCTTGCTGGTGACGGCCATGGTTATCCTCTGAGGTAGAAACCATGGTTAGTATGCACTTACGATTTTTCCCTTGTCAACTTCTGGGTCGCAGGTGGGGGGCGATGGTCATGTACTGCCCGGCCTGAGCGTGCGCCAGGTGCGCGCCGTCCGGGAACCCGGTCTGCGACCCTTGCGTGTCCAGCCTGACCACCATGCACTCCAGGGCCTCGGCTACCAGCCGCGAAGTCCCTGACTCCGGTTCACCGCTTGGTCTACCGCCCTTGCCAAGCGGAAGCGCATACCCCGCCGCCAGTGCGTTAAGGGTGAGCGTCGCTTCACGATCGACGAGGAGTAGCTTTTTCTGCTTCCACTCGTTGCGAATCCGATCCGTAAGACGCCCACGGGCAAGATTCGTCGCCTCGGCGCGGTAAATCGGGAGCTTCGTCGCTTTAAGGGCCGGTAGAAGCGGAAGACGCTGCCACCCCTCGAAAAGCTCGGCGGGTAGCCAGCCTTGTAGCGTCGCATCGGGAAACCGAGCGCGTAGCTCGAACACAATGTCCCGCGCCACGTCCTGAATCTGACCGGAACGGGAACAATCGAACGCAACATGAATGCGCCTGCCATCGAGGAGGCAAGCCACCGCAGTAACCTCTGCTGGCGCGGCGTTGAAGGCGACGTGCATAGGCTCTCGCCGCTTCGGCGTCGGGGCCTCGGAGATGTTGCTGCCATTGAAGTCCTCGTACACAGGCGCTCCAGGATAGGACCGCATCGAGTAGGCCAGCGCGTTCAGCACGTCACGCTGACCATTGGGTTGAGACTCTACCTCAGAAACCAGATCGGGGTGGGCGTCGCGCCCGCCAACCAGCACGATCTCCCCCGCCTCGAAGAAGCCGACCAGCGATAGGAGAAATTCGTCTTTAGAACGATCCTGCGGGGCATTGACCGGCACCAGGGGCAGGATCACCCCCTTGCGCAGCATCGCCAGCCGGGCGGGTTCCATCAGCCAGTCGTCAAGCGAGTTCTTCTCCACCGTGATCTTGACCGGGTGGTGCTTGTCGTTGCAGTCGAAGAAATCGTCAATCAACTCCGATGGCCGCCAGTAGTAGCCACCGGACTCATGCACGATGATCTGGCTGCCGAGCCTGGAGGTCACTACCTTGCCCGTGCGGGCGGACTGGTCGATGTTGCCGCTGCGCCGGGTGTTGCGGGTGCGGGCGGGGTCGTAGTTGGCGAACCGGGGCATCCAGTGATAGCGCGAAGCGTCAATGGCAGGGAACTTGGCATTGCGAAAAGGCTTGGACTCTGCGGATGTAGCTTGCAGAAGGTACACGCGGTTGAAAGCGGATAACCGGCGACGGTAGCGTGCCTTCTCTCGTCTAACCCACTCCATGGGATAACGTGCGGGCCAAGTTGCCACAGTAGCTTCATCGTCGGGGTCTCCTGAGCAGATCGGGTATCCACGGTAGACCCACTCCGGGTCCTTGGCGAAGCGCGTGACCAGGCAGTCTTCCGCCAGCCGGGTCTGGGCGTTCACCACCTTGTAGCGCATCTGGTTCATGGCGGGCAGGAGTTCATCGTAGAACTTCTCCTCCGCCTGATCGACCGCCTTCTTATCCCGGACGCTCTCCTTGTTCTCGATGTCGTCCAGGGCAACGAAGTCAGGCCGCTCGGTGCCCTCCTTGAAGCTCTGCAACTCCTGTTCCCACCCCACCGCCTGCAACACGCAACCCGAGGCAAACCAGATTTTGTTCTCGTTCGACTTACGCATCAGGACCTGACCGCCAAAGGCGTTTTGCAGGAAAGCATTCATGCGCAGTTCACGGTCGATCGCAGCCAGCCGCTGCACCGCCTTGTCGTAAATCTCCCCCACCAAGAGCATGTACTTGTAGCTGCCGAAGCACCCGGCCAGGATCAACGCCTCCTCCAGCTTGGTCGTCTTGGCCGCCCCCCGGAACGCCTCCAACTGCACCAAGGTATCCGCCGAGAAGAAGAGGTCCATCATCTCGACGTGCATGGGCGACTCTTCCTGCGGGTGCCGGTGCTTGAACAACACCAAGCTGGTATTCGCCCGGTCGGCGGACAAACGCGCCAACAGGTCAGGGTCGCGGATCATCAGTTCACCGTATGCCCCGGCGTGCTCACCGCCTCCTGCTGCGCATCCAGCATCGGCCTGCCAGTGATCTTCTCGACGAACGCCTTCAGGCTGTCCCCGATCGTCAACGTCAGAACCCGGGCCAT